CATACTTTTCATATTCTCGCTTTTTAGGAAACTGATTCCATAGACAGAAACGGCGTGTATCCTCTTTGCTCAGAACCTTGGTCACACGATTCACTGTGTAGGGTATATCAAAGCCTTCTGAGTTCCAGCCGCTGAGCACATCAACATCCTGTATGATGTCTAAAAATGTGTCTAACATTTCTGATTCAGTCTCGAACAGCATGGTGTTGGGCATGTCTTCAACCTGACGCTTGGCTTCGGCCATGCTGAGTGTTTTAGGAGGTATGGCCAAACATATCATGGTCTCCATCCATTGTAGATACACAGCGATAGCAGTGATAGGCATGAATGCATCTTCTGGCGATGCGTAGCCACGTTCTGGATCAAAGTCTACTTCGATATCGAAGAATGCTACGTTAAGTTTAGGAGCGTCGGTGTTGAGATAATGATCTTCGAGGCAGCGATATATAGGATTGATATCGCTTTCGTAGAGTTTTTTGTTGCTGTGTATGGCTAGTTCTTTGCGATGTTCTTTGACATTTTTTGAACTAACACGGCTTAATGGTTCGCCTTTGATTGAGGTAAATTTACCTCGGGGATCGATGTAATAAAAAACATGCCTTGCGGGATATTCTTTGAAATGTCTCTGACCTTTGTCATCGCGTTCGACCACACGGATGATGTCATTGTCGCGATCATAGAAAGCGTCTACGTAACTCATTTATTCTCCTATGCAATTTTTAGGCTTGCAAATACCAGTGTGCGGTTTATGGCCTCGCCTACCATCTACTTTTATTTAAGTACTTAGCATTCTTACTAGACCCACTGTATCTATCGTGGTCAGCAAGATGTAGTTAGCCAACATGCCAAACGATTTCCTAGTATAAGCAGCCCAAGCATAGAGGGCACAACCAAGAATCCATATAGGATAAAGAGCCAGTAAAGGCGGGGTGGGGACGGTGAGCGCCATAGTAATACTGCAACCAATACTAATAGCCCAAGCAACAAGCTCAACACAAAAACGGAAGCGATTACTACGCCAGTCATCTCGTATCCATTCTAGCGTAGGGCGGAATACGTCATTGATCATTTAGTCCTTCTCGGGCAAACGTTTAGTAACACCTAGTATCATTTCAATCTCGTTCCATTCATCTTCATGAGATTTCCAATTGTCTTTGTGTGCTATGCGTATAGCCTTGTTGATGATTGAAGGTTTGATCTGCAGTTCTTCTGCGACAGCTTTCACAGTTTCTTTGAGACCTTCTTGCAGATCTTCAAGCTCACGTAGTACATTTGAGCCTTCAGTGATCAATCTTTCTAGTTTGGCTTTTTCTTCGGGACCGTACATTTTTGTCATGTATATTGACTCCAGGTTATGTGTTAATTATACAGGAATAAAAAAAGCCAGTCAATGAATGACTGGCTTAGGTTTACCAAACGGTTGAATTATTTTTGAGCTTCGCTGAGCACGTCGTACATTTCAAATACACCGCCGTTGCGCTCATAGATTAGACCAGCATACAATTCTGCTTTCATGCCTTCACCTAGTTTGCTAGCAGCTACACGAGTAGCCCAGTTGAACAATGATTTGTCTAGAGGATCGATCTGTTGTTGTCCTCCGCTTTCCTGCACCAACTGTACCATCTGTTTAAAACTTAGTTTTTGTTCTATTGATTCTTTCACCGGACGCTTTTTGCCTGCTGGCATCATCTTTGATTCATTCTTTTTGCCGAAGTATTTGGCTTGAGCAGCACTCATACCTTTCTTAGCGCCGTCTTTTTTATCTTCGCCTTTCTCTCCGGCAGCTTTCTTCATTGGTTCTTTCTTGTCACCATCTTTGTCGATGTCTAGAAAGTCTGGCTTAGATCCTTCAGCCATCTTTTCTTTCTTGGCCATCTTCTTTTTCTTATCTGTTTCTTCTTTCTTGGCCTCAACCATCTTCATGAATTTGCTTTTGAATTCGGGTTCTACACTTTCTTTCTTAGCTTTCTTTTTGGACTTAGGAGCATCTTCATCATCATCTTCAGGTTCTGCCTTGCTGCCACCATAGTTCTTGCCAGCATGGTGTTTGACGCCTGTAGCAGTCTTTTCTATTGTGCCACCTGTAGAACTAGGTTTTTTATCGCCAGTTTTCATTTCTTCTTTGACATCTTCTTCTTTCTTTTTCTTGGCTTCAGCTACATAGGTGCTTTGTCCTGCTAGCACACGCAGAGCAGCATCTTCGTTGAGCTGCACAGCTTTGTCTAGTACGGGAGCAGCTACCGTGGAGATCTGATCATCCATTGAGCTGATTTTAGTGATAAGTGATTTAAAGTCCATAATCGATTCCTTGTTCCTAACAGTTGGTAATGTATTTATCTTTTTACTGCAGAGCCAGCACCAAACAAACTGGTGCTTTGATCTAGGGCATTTTTGGCCGTGCCGTCCTTGTTTTTAGGCTGTTGAACCTTGGGTTGTGGAGGTGATTTAGTACCTCCAGGCCCCCCCGGCTTGCCTAAATAGCTGGTCTTTCCTCGAGCTTTGCCTGGGCTAATATGTGGATTTACCACAGTACCTACATTGGCAGCTGAAGTAGCACCGGCAGTAGCTGATTCTATGATTTCTTGTATTTTCATAGTATTATTTATTTTTTTTGGCTCTACCGGCTTTCATGTTAGCTAGCCAGTGGGCCATACGAGCTTTTTCACCAGATGAATTTTTAGCAGTTTTTCTTAGATCACTTACACTGGCCTTGGTGTTAACACCACTACGTTTGGCCAGTCCTTTGCGCCCGGGTTTCTTTCCATCCGCAAAGTTTTCATCAGTTTTAAATTCATCACCTTGCAGTTTGACACCTACAATGTCTTGTACCAGTTTCCAAGCCAGCCCTTTCTTGCCTCGCTCTAACAGTTGTTTGAATAGAGTTTTTTGTTCTTCGTCGGCCATGCTGAAGAACTTGGCCAACTCCATCATGCCTATGTTTCCGGGATATGATGCTTCGCGATTTATGCTTTCTCCACCACCATCACCGCCTGATGAACCACTGTCCCCGCTGTAGCCAGTGTAATAGCCATAGCCGCCATAGGGGCCTGGACCGTAGGCAGCCCAGCGAGGTTTTCGCCGCCTCTTGCGTTCTGAAACAAACTCGTGAGCTTTCATACAGGTCTTTCTCCTGTGAGATAAGGCAAGCTGAACCACAATTGGAACCATTCTGGGGTGCCTGGACGAATATTGTGCTTCTTCATTAACTCGCCTTTTTCATTGCCAGTGATTGAGATATTGCTGCCACCGTAGGGCCGATATCCTCGAAATTCTGTGATACCGGCAAGCTGTTTAATTTGATCTAGTTCAGACATTATTCTTTGGCTAGGCCGTGTCGTTTCATTAAACTATGAATTTGACTACCCGACTTCGGTGTTTGTCCAGATTTTAAAAATGCATTAATCATTGACAATTCTTGTTGCTTGCGTTCATCAGCGTTATCACCAGCAGATTTAGAACTGGTGTTATCACCGTTGCTGTCTGAGTCGGGTTCATAGTACCAACCCATGCCTGGATCGTCCCCGCCAGTTTTTTCTGGATTGTCAAACTTAAAATAAGCAATTTGTCTACGGTCCCAGTAACCCTTGAACACACCGGTGTCATCGTTAAAGTCTTCACGATCAAAATGATCTGCTTCAAATCGACCAAAGTAATCCGCACTACGACGATACCGCTCTGGTTTGGGATACTTGTATGGATCCTCGCTACCGTCTTCGTCTCCGGCACCAGGCGCAAATTCATTTAACGAGCCTTCCGCCACACCTTGTTCCATAGTAGCAAGATCTTTCTTGTGCTTAACATCACCCTGTTTTTCAGCTTTCTTTTTATCTTTGTGTGCGCCAGCACCTGCGGTCTTAGAATTCTTGGCTACAAAGTTACGTGGCTTTGATGCGGGTATAAAATCTTTGGCTCTCATACCGTGATTCCTCTAGACCGAGTTCCGCCTTTGCGTTTGATTCTACTGAGTTCATCTAAAGCATGGCGAATCTGTTCCATGTTCATTTTTAATTCTTCAAACTGACGAGCCATGATCTGCCATTCACTAGGACTGGCACCGTCAGCACGAGCGGCGAGGTCTTTCAATTGCCCAGCGGCACGTAGCATACGATACTTTAATTTAGCAGGATTGGCTTTATCATGACTGTGAATCATAGGATCCATAGGATCGGCAGGATCCATTTCGATAGGAGCTTCTTTGATTGTGCCTTCATTTTTTTTGTACAGTGGAGATATAGACCTTACAACGTCTTTTTTCATTTGATATGATTTGAAGAATTCTTTTTCTTTTTGACTCAAAGGTCTATCGGTTTTAATTTTAGTTAGAATAAATTTAAAATAGGCGTCGTCATCTGCTAATTCGTTGATGGTGCTTTCGCTGATATTCATACCTTTGCGAACCGCACTAAACAAAGGTTTAGACAATTCACCGGCACCTGTGGCTTCTTTGAACCCGTCAAAGTCGTTGTTGGCAGCAGCAGCTCTAGCACCGCTAGCACTGACACCTGCTACTCCTTCGGCTCCGTCTTCACGTTCTCCGCTAGATACAAAATCTAAAACTTCAAAATCATAGAATCCATGTGCTTTGCCTTCAACTCCATTATACTGTGTGAGAAGATTTTTCATATCTTCTAGTCGATCTGATCCTGCCACAAAGGTCGCTGCATTATATCCTTGTTCGTGTAGATAACTAGCCACTTTGCCTATGGTGTTAAGACCGGCATTATCAACTACGTCACCGGCATATTCAGGAAACATCTCTTTGATAAATTTAATTTTTGTAGCATAGTCTAAGGGATTTTTCTTTTTGTCCTGGGTCTGGCTCACGAAAATCCGCATGTCACCACCTTGACTTTTCATTGTATCAAGAACCTGTTTGTGTCCAATGGTAGGAGGATTCATCCTGCCGAAACAGAATGTCACATGTTTTGCACCGGCTTCAAATAATTCTAACAGCAGCATTAGTTGTAGTCGCCTTTTTCAAGATATTTTTCCTGCTCAGTAGCAAACCGTTTGGCTAGGTCTATGAGTTTTTCTTTGGGAAATTTTTCTTCTCTCTTATCTATGTCGTATTTTTCACAATAGTGATTTAGACAGGTTTCGATCGGTCTTATGTAGACCTTGAATACGTTAGGATTACCTTGATGTTCTTTGTGTCTTTTAACAGCGGGAAAGAAATATTGATTTAGCATTTGATCATCATTGTCAATAAAGTGATGAAGATCGTCTAGCCAATCAATTTCTTGTTGATCGTCTTTGGGTGCACCGATAGCACTCCACATTTCTTTTAACAGCATTACCAGCTCCTGCAAGACCAATACCGCGCCTTGTGTCTTGGACCCGGATTTGCACAGTTATGACGAGCACGGAATGATTTTCTACGTGCTGGATTGGATTTTTTAATACGCATCTTCTTGTCGCCGAAGTTTACTTTGACAATGTTGCCATTGGGCTTGCGCACATATACTTTGGATTTCTTAACATCGCCTGCCATCTTCTTACCTAACGGCACTTCACGTCCTTGATACTTGGCTTCATCAGTTTGAGTATCTTCGGCATACTTGTTGGACTTCATGTAATCACGAGCTGTATCTATATAGTCCACAGCTTTGGTGATCTTGCTTTGCACCCACTCTGGAAGATTGTCGTCTGCTCGTAGGATACTGTATAGTTCTTCAGCAGCATCATCGATGGTGCGTAGATCGTCTTTGGCCATGTCTCCTTCGCGATCGTATTCGCCGTAGTTCACGGCAGCATCTGGATTCTCAGGACCGTGATCTTCGTTTTTATGAGCTTTACTGTACTTGTCTTTGAGTGCGCCAAGTTCTTTCTGGCTGGCACCTTCACGACCTGCAGCCGCTGCCTTTTTCATGTATTCTTCACCGTGTTTCTTAACTCCGGTATAGTATTGAAGACCACTTTCTTCTACAGCATCTTCACCAATCTTTTCGCAGTCGTTTACACGTTTGCCTGCGTTCTTGCCAGTACCAGGTTGTGTACCGGTCTTTCTATAACCTTTCCAGCATTTTTTAGGACCAGCTACACTTTCTTCTAGTTCACCGTCTAAGAAATTCAACCCTTCATTGGTCAACATGTCTAATGCAACATCGTCTAGTTCAATTACGATGCCATCTTCGAGGATGTCTACGATTTCTGTGGCGATTTCGTGATCTTCTGAAAAACTGATACCAAAAGCATCACCTATTTCAAAACTTTCACCAAAACTGCGTTTGTAAGCCATTTGACCTTCGCGATATGATTTAAATGCCGGGCTGTCTGGATTATAAGGATTTTTGTCTATGCCTTTGGCAGCATCGCCATAGCCTTTATCGTGTGCTGGTTTAAGTTCTTCACGATCAATTTTAAAATCTTCTGAAAATCCCTTGGCTTTGGCTTCTCGTTCTAGATCTGATCTACGTTGATCGATAGCAGCTGAAATTTCTGGATCTTTGCTGGCTGTAGGATCTGATTCTAGATCGTCCAGTGCCCGTCTTTTGGCTTTTAGATCGTCTTGATCTTTTAGGCTTGTTTCGCTGATGATAGCGTCTAGTTTGGATATAAGGTCTCTCATAGTATGTTCCGTAAGGTCATACTATATTTATCGAAACTGAATTGTTAATAACTATAACGGATTTCTGTGATCTCGCCTTCTTCCAGCTGATAAGCCACACGTATATACACAAATTTTCCTGTAAATGTACACACAGCATTATTTGTCACAGGGGTGCTGTCTATAGCAGTTAACACAACATCAGCTGAGTCATAGACAACATCAAACCAATCAGAATCGCCGGGATACAGTTCTAGAGTGGCCTGTATCTTTACGGATCCCTTGAAATTATCAAACTCAAATACCGCGGTGTGTAATCCGTTGTTGTTTTTGTAGTAGCCCGCAGCAGGACTCTTAGCAGAATATTGTTCAACAGGATACTTGCTGTTGTCAGCTGTAGCAGCTAGTAGTACACGGGTTTGATTGGACATCAGTTATTTATCGGAGATCACAAAGTTGTAGATCTTGCCCACTACATCCGCATTACGCAGTTTCATCATTAACAGAGTTTGATCATCTTCTACCAGCACATATCTGCGATCCCAGTTCCAGTCTGTGGCTAAAAACCATTTTTCCACAGCAGGTGTGCAGGTTACATGTGGTATCTGAGTTTTTAACCAATCAATGTAGCGTTTTTTACCTGGACGATCGTTGGCCATTTTATGTGGTAACAGATATACCCTATAGTTGAATCTATCTTTGGGCAGTTTTTTTACAGTAATAGAGTTTTTATTTTCGTTAAGTATGTCTACAGAATCTGTGGAAGGCTCGAAACAGTGTTTTAACTGAGATCCAAATTTAATAATTGCACCGTTATAAAAATCTACATCATTGGTGTACAGATCAATAGTGTTACGTTCTATTCTTGTGGCATATTGTGTCTTATCATAGCCTTCTAAAAACTCGCATAGAGCTAGAATTTCCTCACGATTATTCCAATATTCTAATTTGTATCGATATCGATCAATCTCGGGTTCGGGACCTTTACAGAAATCTTTGATTACATCAATGGTATGCAATCTCAGCATTGTGCAACCTCTGAGATTTACAGTAACCTTGTACAGCCATTTGCCGTAGAATTTATGATTGGTGTATTTGATTTTCTGGTTCTGCATTTTTTTCAGCCTCTTCTAGACTCTGTTGTGCTTTCAGCAATTTGCGTTCAGCTTTGGTCAACGGTTTAGGCAATTCAGTTACAACAAAATCTAGTTTATCATCTACAATGTCTACAGTAACACGACCACCGTTGACTAGATCCCCAAACAGCACTCTGCGACTCAGGGGTGATTTAACTTCATTGTCTATCAATCTTGCCAACGGTCTAGCACCCATCTTGGAATCATAGCCACGCTCTGCTAGATATTTTGCTGCCTTGGCGGTTAATATTATCTCTATGCCTTTGTCTTTGAGTTGTGAATTGAGATCTCCCACAAACTTCTTAACAATCTGTTCAACCACTTTGTGGTCCAACTTGCCAAATTTGATAACAGCATCTAGTCGATTACGAAATTCGGGAGCAAAGAATTTCTTAATGGCCTTGTCATCTTCGTCGTCACGTTCCAGTGTACCAAACCCTATCGAGTTACGTTCATTGTCTGCAGCACCTAGATTACTGGTCATAATCAGGATGCAGTTGCGACCATCAGCCTGTTTGCCATTCGATCCTGTAACGAATCCATTATCCATGAATGCCAACAAAATATTCATGACATCTGGATGTGCTTTTTCTACTTCATCTAGTAGTAAGATACTGTTAGCATGTTCTTGTAGTTTAGTAATCAACTGCCCTGCATTATCTTCGTAACCCACATACCCCGGAGGAGCACCAATTAATCGTGACACAGAATGTTTCTCCTGATATTCGCCCATGTCAAATCGGATCAACTGCATGCCCATCTTGTCTGCAAGTTGTTTAGCAGTTTCTGTTTTTCCTGTGCCTGTTGGGCCCGAAAATAAAAAACTACCAATTGGTTTGTTAGGAGCTTTCATACCTGCCTGGCTTACAAAGATTTTATCCAACAGTGTTTCGACTGCACGATCTTGACCATAGACCACACCCTTCATCTGCGAATCTAAATCACTGAGATTCTTTGATTCTTTTTGTGCCACGGTTTCTAAAGGCATGTTAATCATCTTACTCAATTCGTAAGTCACCTGTTCAATGTCTACAATCTGCGGTATACCTTCCATACCTTCTTCATCTTTTAATTTATATCTGGCACTGGCGCAATCTATGATATCAATAGCCTTGTCGGGTAGCTTTTTATCTGCCATATACTTAACACTGAGTTTGACTGCTTGTTCTATGGCAGCATCTGATATTTTAACATTGTGATGACTTTCATAGTACTTTTTAAGTCCTTTTAGAATCTTCACAGACATTTCCTCAGAAGGTTCCTCAATAGTCACACGTTGGAATCTACGCATCAGAGCACGATCACTTTCAAAGTGTTTGCGATATTCTTCCCAGGTTGTAGATGCTATCAGCTTGATAACACCTTTAGTCAATATGGGTTTCAGCATGTTGCTCATGTCGTTGGAACTTTGATTAGCTGCTCCTGCTCCCTGCATCATGTGTGCTTCATCGATAAACAGGATAATCTTGCCTTTCTTTTCCAGAGCCGCCAACACTGCCTTGACACGTTCTTCAAAATCTCCTCGATATTTGGATCCAGCCAACATAGCTGAGATATCTAAGGTATAGACCTGATGGTCCTGTATGAATTTAGGAACTTTCTTTTCATGTATCTTGCGAGCGATCCCTTCGGCGATGGCAGTTTTGCCCACTCCTGGATCTCCCACCATCAACACGTTTGATTTATTTCTACGAGCCAACACCAACTGTATTTTTTCAATCTCTTCATCTCGCCCAATCACTGGATCAATCTTGCGTTGTTTGGCTTTGAGACTAAGATTCGTGCAGAATTGATTAAGAATACGATCTACCTGATTATTGGTAACCTGTTTGATTTCGCCTTCGACATCTACAGATTCAGTTTGTACGACATTTTCTTGGAAAAATTTCACAAACTTTTCTTTAGTGACTCCGCCTTTTTGTAGAAAGTAAAAACCAAAACTGTTCTTTTCACTGAGCACACTGATAATCACGTCAGCTACTTCCATGCGCTGACGTCCACTGAACAGCACCTGAGTAAAACAGCGATTCAGCACACGCTCTACTGAATTAGTTTTTTTAGGTTTATAGTTTTTTTCTGTGGTCTTAATGTCGTTGAGATTGTTTTTTAGATAGTGATCGAGATTAGTTTTAACAAAGGCAGCATCTGCGCCAAAACTTTCTAACAGAGTATAGGTTTCTTGATCACTGATCATAGCATATACAATATGTTCTATAGTAATGTACTCATGTCCAAGACCTTTGGCCAAATTGATAGAATTTTCAAAAATATCTTGTAGGTGTTTGCTGGGTTCTATCACTGTTTATATTCCCTGTTGTTGTAATTGTTTAATCTGTGCTCGTTGATCTTGACTGAGATTCTGTGGCACATGCACTTTTAGTCTAACCAAAAGGTTTCCTCGCTGTCTATTTCTCATATTAGGCAGGCCCTCGCCCCTGCAGCTTAATACAGTATCAGGCTGTGTGCCTGCTGGCACAGTGATGCTGAGTGTTTTATTATCTAAGGTCTGTATGGTTACGTCTGTGCCCAACACAGCATCCCATACAGAAATCTGTTGTTCTAGGATCAATGATGTGCGCTCTCGTTGAAAACGAGCATGTTGTTTGACCAGTATATTCACTATGAGATCGCCCGGTCTTAGACCTTGTATGGAATTATCTCCCATACCTTCGTAGCGTATTTGTTGACCATGTTCTATTCCTGCTGGAATAGAAATATTGATCATTTTGTTTTTACCGCCGGGTATGGTTATTTCTGCATTGAGTTCTTTGCCCTGTAAGACATCTTCTAGAGAAATCTCTATAGTGATGTTTAGGGTTTTATTTTTTCTTAAAGGTTCTCGGCCAAATCCACCTCCGAAGCCAAAGTTTCCAAACAGATCATTTAGATTACCTGTGCCAAAATGGAACTCGAATGGGTTCTGTTGACCTTGATGGTGAAAGCCCTGCTGATTTGGATCCATACCAGCATCAATCATTCTGCGTTTGTCCGGATCGCTGAGCGATTCGTAGGCCGTAGAAATTTCTTTGAATTTGGCCTGATCACCTCCTCGATCGGGATGGTGTTTCATAGCCATCGATCGATAGGCCTTTTTGATTTCGGCGTCTGTGGCGCCTCTTTTTAATCCTAGGGTAGCGTAATAATCCATGTTTATAGTATACAATAAAAATAGGACTACGTCAAGTAGTCCTAAGTATTTACTACAGATTTACTGAACAAGAATTATTTTTTTACTGGTACTGCTGTGCCTTCATGCTTTTTATGCACTTTGACTTCTTTGCAATTCTGCTTGGGTTTTTTAGTCTTAGGATCAATTACAGGCTTACCATCTTTGCCTTGTTGATCCACACAGACTTTTTTAGTTTCTGGTTTTGCATCTTCAGCGGCGTAGACCGGCAATGCTAGAGCTAGTGCTAAACCTGCTACAAAAATTAAATGTTTCATTTTATTTTCCTTATAGTTCCGGTTGATCTGGTTGCATAGGCATTGGCTTACCTGTGCTACTTGTCATTGGCCTTGCTGGCGCAATTGGTGTTGTACCCCAACTTGGTGCTGGTGCAAAACTTGTGCTCGGTGCTGGCACTGGAGAACCAAAGCCCCCTGATGCTGTACCAAATCCTGATTGAGGTGCGCTAAATGCTGGAGCCCCGCTCGAAAATCCTGTTCCTGGGGCTTGTATTCCGCCATTGTTTGCTCCGTTGAGTTTTTCTTGTGTGCGGCCAAATGCTGCAATACCTAATACAGCACCCATGGCGATGTGGAACAATCCTGCACCTTGTAGAGTTAATGGATTCCATTGTGTAAGACCTGTTCCTACAGTAGTTTGCAATAAACTCCATAAGATTGGAAATACAACCATGTCCATGGTACAGACTAGCATGTACATCCAACCCATCATTGGACGCCATTTTGAATTCATCCAATCTTCTTTTTTCTTTTCTGATTCGCTTTTAACTTCCTCGCTCATATCTTATTCCTTTTCCGTTATTGCTTTTTAGCCAGCATTGCTTGAATCTTTTCTTGCATGGCTTTAGCCCAAAACGGTTGTGGAAAGTTCCAACCTACAAATGCTCCGACCGCTATCCATAATAAAATATCTAACATAATCTGCTCCTAGTTGTTGTTAAAACCAAAGGTATAGGCCGTTCATACTCAGCACTATACCTAGTCCTGCTACGACAAAGCTACCCCAGAACATTGACATACTAACTGCAAGAATACTTGCGGTCAACACAACAATGGCTAACTGATATGCTGTATTGGCATATGCGATCCAAGGACTAGACTTTTTGGCCACTTCTCGCTCTGCTTCCATGGTTCTTGCTTTAATAGCAATTTCTTTCTTGTCAGCATCCATGCGTTCTGCTTCTGCTTTGAATTCTTTCTTTAACACGGGATCGCTAGTTGTCTTACTGGCAATTTCAAAACTAACTAAACGATTGTTCTTGGCTTGATACTGTGCCCAGGCATTGTTGGCACCTAGTGTATTACTTAATACTGTGCTGGACAGTTTACCACCATACCAACTGTTGATTGCCAAGAATAGTGCAAATACAGAAATAACCATACCTGCTTTGTCTTTGATTTTGGCTTCTCTTTCACTGCGAGAACCCGGCGCCGGCTTTGGCGCATTAGGATCTTTAACTTCTTTTGTGAATATTTTTAAAACTGAATCTGTTACACTCATTACTGCGCTCCTGCTTCATATACTATTATTTAACACTTTCGAAGATTTTTTTCTGTTCTCTATACCATTCTTGCCAGGCTTCTAGTTTGGCTGCATTTTCGTGACAGGCGCCGTAATTTTGAACTACTGCGTCGAGGAGTTGACTGGCTTTAACTTGGCTGGGGGTTCCATCAGTTGCGGCGGCACGTCCGGCCACTTCATTACGACTGGCGCTGTCGTGCAAGCTGACAGTAGAGTTAGGCAAACTACACTGAGCATCCAACTGCTTGCCTGCAACTTCTTTGATGATTTCTCTGTTGACATATACATTTTCCTTGACCACTTTGATCTTTGTAACAACTCGTGTTTCTATCACTGTGTTAACCTGCTGGCTTTTTTCTTCAGCAATCTTAACTTTTGCTTCTAGTTCTCTTACACGTTCGCGCCACAGCATCTCTGTGCCATAGCTGCCAAACATATATACTCCTACCATTAACACACCTACCCCGATCAGTTCTGATGGTAACTTGTACTGCGACATCAAAGGGATCCATGCCACTAGTTTGCTGGCCACATACAACCCTGCTCCTAGGATCATCAACACATAGGTGATCCAAACAAAAAAACTATCTGGAATCAAACCTAGCATCCACCCTAACTGACTCATTTATCAGGCTCCAAAGATATGCAATGCGTGTTCGTAATGTTTGATGCGATCTTCCAATCCAATCGTACCACCGTTGATACGCTTGGTTAGAGTGAGAATGTCACCTGCGTCTGCCCACTTGTTGAGATTGTTCTGTTCCCAAAAGAAACAAGCACTCTGCACTGCACCTTCAAAGGTCTGCAGATATTCTGAAGCTTCCTCTACAGGAACATCTATGCTGGCCGCAAAGAATGTGTAGTTGTCTTTGCCAGTGAGCTGGATCAATCCGCGACCACAGTAGCGCCATCCGTCACCTGATGATTCATCACCGTTGCCCATGCGATTAGCATAGACTCTATTGGCGATCTTTTCTGGCTTGTTGGCGTATGCGACTGCGGTAGCATCGTCTGAAAAGTATTTAGGAAATACCTTGCGCAGACTAGGTGCCTTGTAGTTGAGATTTTCTTTGAGGAAAACAAAGCCACCGCTTTCATGTGCGCACTGTGCTAGGAAGGCTGCAACACGTTGTGGGGTATTGATTTCATATTCTGGAAGAATACTTGAAATAGCTTCATACCACTGTGGTACATAGGGATTCCGTGGAATCATTTCTTTCAACTGTTCTTGAGTAAAATTAAATGTAAAGCTCATTGTTCTGTCCTTTTTAATAGCATAGACCTTGCGCCGTTGTTGAAAACAAAGTTTTCACCAATTTTATTTATATGGTAGTCACCTAATACTTTAGTAAGCCAAAACATTTCACTGCTGGCTGTTTCGTCTACGGTATACCCGTCATCTATGCCTTCTAGTATAGATTCAGTGGCACCGTCTTTGACTATCTGTAACTTGATAGAACGATCAAATGGTTTGTGGATGGTAATGATGTCACCATCTAGAGTGAGATCATCCATTAAAGTTTTTGTGAAAAAGTCACGCACACTTTCTGTGCGCATGCGATCCATCAGTCCTTGATATGCAGAAGAATTGTCAGGAATCTTTTTCTTGAGATTTTCTTCAGTGGCTTCGTGTACTTGATTTTCTTTATGATATTTAAATTTTAGATCATCTAGTCCTGTGAGCTTTTTTACACCGTAGGTAAGTTCTTTGATCTGCTCAGACAGTTTAGCTGTGCGAGCTATTTCTACAAACACAGAGTACTCGCCGCGGTTATCTTCTCCGCTGCTGACATCTGCGTCCAACACAAAAGCATATCCCTTCTCGATAAATTCCATGAGATCCTTGGCCGGTGAACGATCGTTGACCTTGAAACTGATCACACATACGTCTTGATCTTCACCCATCTTGGATCTAAATGAATCTACCTCAAAGGTTGGATGAACCATTTCTTTGAGATCGTCGGCTCTGAGACCTTCGTTAAGCTGCTGGTGCTGGTTGTGCATTTGCCATTTCCTGTGCTTGTTGTTCTGCAGGATCAATCTGTGCATTAACTCCCGATGCACTGACTATGTCCTCTATTTTGTTCTTGTCTAATTCTGTGTAGCCTCGATTGATGTCGTTCATCAACTTCTTAGGCATAGTGATTTTAATCATCCACACAGGTTCTTGATCAATCTTGCCCTTGCGTGTGCCTGGGCGGATATCATCGGGTGTCTTGATCCTTCGCACCTTTGATATCGCGGTTTCAGCTACCTGTACCTTGCAACCGTACTCTAGCAGTCTTTTTCCGCCTGCAGGTTCCGGCATGTCCTTTTCAGGCCACATAAATGTGCATTCCACGAAATATCTGGATTCTTTAGGACCAGACACCAGTTCTCCGTCTAGCCAGTTGTCGTAGACATAGACATCTAGTTCGTCGATCACACGTTCAAAATCTTTGAGTAAATTCAAGCTGTTGTTAGAACCGTAAACCTGTTCTATGTTAGCTATAACGTCTTTAATATCTGCCATATTATCTCCCGTTGTATTTATCGTCAAAATACAAACATAACACATAACTTTTAGAGCCAGGTGTTAAATACACATGTGTTCGGACACGGACACTACGGTTTGAGGTCCGTGCCTAACACTTACAGGAGGGCTAACCTTATATGAAGCGAAAAAGAGCGCAAGTTCAGCAAAAAGAGCAATATGATCCACGATTCCCTAACAATGTAATAAATATTGATCATAGATTAAATGAAAAACGCAGAAGAGTACAGATTTATCCCAAGAGTCTAAGCCAAGAGACTTATCTACTTAAACTAAACGATCCCAACAAAATGATTGTATTCGCTATCGGTCCAGCCGGTACGGGTAAAACCATGCTGGCGGTTCAATGGGCCATAGATCAACTCAAGTACGGATCTGCAGATAAAATCATAGTTACTCGACCTGCTGTGAGTGTTGATGAAGAACACGGATTCTTGCCCGGGGACCTAAATGAAAAAATGGCACCTTGGACCAAGCCAATATTTGATGTAATCGCAGAAAATTTCAACGCCAAAGAGATAGAAAATTTTATCAAAGAGGGGGTGATAGAAACCAGTCCTTTGGCCTACATGCGAGGTAGAACTTTTAAAAATGCAGTGGTCGTAGCTGACGAAATGCAGAATGCCACACCTAGTCAGATGAAAATGCTGCTGACACGATTAGGACAGGGAAGCCAGATGGTAGTCACAGGAGACCTACAGCAGGCTGATCGTCCTAGCAACAACGGCCTACTAGAATTTTTGGGATTGTATAATAACTTCCAGGGCCACAGGTATGTGGATCTAGTAAAATTTGATGTGCAAGATGTTGAGCGACACGAAGCTGTTAAGGAGATTTTGTCTATCTACGGCGACGCCTAAACTTACATAAGGAGATACAAGGGGTCTAAGGACCCCTTAGTCGTTTACAGGGTTGCCGTCACCATCTACTTCTAGCCAGGTATAATCTCCCAACCATTTTACACGGCAAATGTAGTTATAATTCTCTGGAGCACCAGTATACCATTCATCCGGACCGTGATGCACAAGTATAGTTCCGCCGTTGCGAGTATCGTGTGCTAACCAATAGATATTTCCATGATAGGTCTGAAACTGATACTTGGCCGCATGAACCCAATCGGTAATTTCTAATCTACGTTTAATGCTCGCTGCCTGTGTCTGTAGAACTGCTACCAATTGCATGATACGATTGTATTCCTGTTGCCCGTGCATGCGAGCCACATTGACCATCACGTCTTTCTGCTTCTCAATGGGAATTAGGTCAAAAGCAGGAGAGCCTACCTCTGTGGGATACGGAGTTACATTCTTATTAAAAAACGCAACTAGACTGTTATCTATCTTGGCATCAAAACTATCTCGGCCTTTGGCCAAGTTTGATTTTTCATCTGACATTTAGTTTAGAAAGTTTGATCAATGTAGCAGATAGATTGATTTCGCTGTCGGCACACACTACATGATCTATCAGTCCCTGTTTGATTAACAGCACTGCTTTATCTTGATTTTCCTCAGCACCAAAGATCTCAAGATTCATATACAGCCAACGATATACTTCGATCATTTCATCAGCCTGTATCTTGCCACACAACATCTTACGAGCTTCTGTGATCTTGCCAGCCTTAAACAGTTCTACCATGTCAAACTTCCATTCCAGGGTACCTGTATCGCTTTCGCTAGGCATGGTTAGTTTGCCTTGCGTGGAATGCTGTTGCAGAAGGTTGAGACATTTGCGAAGATCAGGATAGGCCACCTTGACATAGTTGTCTAAGGTGTCGAGATCAAAGTCTATGCCTTCTTCAACCAACACAGTGGCAGCTCTAGCTGTGTATTCAGTTTGATCCAGTTTAGTAAAATGAAACTGTTGGCAACGACTGTGAATCGCAGGAACGATCATATTGGGAGTATTACAGGTCAATATAAATCTACTGAAGTTAGAATACTCTTCCATAACACCTTTGAGAGCATCCTGCGCAAACGGTGTCAGTCGATCCGCTTCATCCAGCAAGACCACTTTGAAAGGACCAAAGGGAATCATGCTGACAAAATTTGTGATCTTTTCTTTCATGAGATCTATTCCACGCTCACGACTGGCATTGATTTCTAGAACATCATAGTCCTCGATACCGATCTCACTGATCAACAGTTTGGCCATAGTGGTTTTGCCTATGCCAGGAGTACCACTTAACAGCAGATGGGGAATGCTTTTTTCTCGAATCCATGCTTCTACCTGCTTGCGTTGATTATCATCACGCCAAACGTATTCACTGATTTTTTTCGGACGATATTTCTCTACCCATAGTTCTTTCATTTTTTCTCCACAAATTCTTTGAGATTAGGAGGAATCCACCCTAATGGCTTTAGTACTTTGCCATCTTCACGCTTGCGAACCTTTCCGGTTTCATGATCAATTTTAGCGAAATTTGTTTGCATAACTTCTTTCCATGCACCTTCTGCATCTGCTCCCATTGAGTGAATGGCACCGATAGTGACCACCAAGATGTCAGTTAGTGCATCTAATATTTCAACACTGTCGCAGTTATTGATCGCTTCTTTTAATTCTTCAGCTTCTTCGTCAATTAAATTAACGTAGAGATTAAACTGACTATGGTTCCAACTGTCTACAGTTTGATCACAGGCAGTCATGAATTTCGCTTGATCGCGAAAGGGGTTAGTCATAGTATCTCCTTAAGACTTTAATATCTTAATGATACGCTTTTTTTCCTGTTCCTGCAACCAGTCCTTCTCCAAATCACCAAAGTCTGGAGATTCTGCCAACGCAGTGTCTACGATAGATTTAATTTGATATAGATCCTGCTTGGCATAGAAGGCAGTGAATCCGTCGTTGTAGGGACTGCTGCATTCTCTGGCCAGAGAATGCAGTTGAGTTGATATATCTGCCACGTCCCAACTTTTACGGAAACCCATTAGCTGATCTTGGACATGTTTCCAGGTAGGAAATCTTGCGGACTGATGTTCATGCTAGATCCATTGGAGAATTCTTGACCTATATAGAAATCATTGGGCTTTTGATCTGTGACAGCTATCACAGCAGAAACTTCAACTTTCTGGACTTCTTTGACGCTTTCACCGTCGTCGATCTTGATCTTGCGGGTCCAGCGACCGTGTTCAATCAGTATCCATTGACCTGGCTCAACATCCAGTTTACAACTAGCACCTACTTTATAGACCTGTGCCCAGCGTGGTTTAACACCATGAGCTTTGCCATCGTCGCTGTGGATCACTATACCTGCAGCAGTTGTCTGCTCCCCCATGTCCATACCGTGCACCAATATGTCTTGGCTCAACGGTCGGACCTGCATTTTTCGTGCTTCGAATGATGTAGTCATGGATTACTTTTTATTACCACGTACTGCTACTTCTTCATGCTGAGCACTGGGATTCTGCGCATAGAAATCCTGAAGGACCTGCTCTCTGGTTCGTATAATTTTACCACCTTCACCTAGCTCATCACCACGAGCATTTACTCGCATATTCCCTACAGCAGGTGTTTTTTCATTACGTAGAGATAATTTCTCCATGTCAATTTCTTTGCCTCTTACACTGGTATATGTTCTACCCATTTTGTTTCTCCTTAAAGAATTCTTCTATTGGTATGTTGTATTTAATCGGGTCTATCTTATGCACCCCTATGATATGAAGCACATAACTGGCCACACTAGATCCACGGCCTACTCCCCATATGATGTTATTAGCTCTAAGAGTATCTACTATATATTTCATAACATATAATACATCATACATATCGTTTGATATAAACAGTTCTAGTTCTTGCGATACCCTATCTCTTTGTTCGTCAGTAGTGCATTCGCCGTAAAGAAATTCTACCAAATTAGGGCAGTAATCGTTGGGAATAAACCAATGTGTTGGATCGATATCTTTTGGGGGAATCGGATAATGCAGATGTTCTTTTTGCAGTTGACCTATGTATTGACTTAGATCATCAGAAGTTTGACAATGTTCCAGTATATCCGGACCGTGTCTGAGAATACCTTGTATCAGTTGTTCAGTGGAGTTATTAATCAACATTGATCAATTGACCTAGATCGCTATCTGTGCTTTTCATTTTTTCTGCATGCCTTTTAGCAAGTTCCTGTCTATATATTGTAATGAAAGTTGATAGCTGTGTCAAGAGATCTCTACTACCCAAACGGGCCGCTGCGTGGTATTTTTTGTTCAATTCGATCAGTTTGTTTTCCACATCCTGATCTTTTAGCAGGCTCAAATCACTTTCTAGAGGGTGAAACATTAGCTGTATGCGCCTAGATAGTTAAGAAATATAATGTCTTCGCTGTGTTGCCAAACTTCGATGATCACAGGATTAGTAGCAGAAGTTACAGTGAGACTGCCAGGAAATCCTGGGGACTTTTTCAACACAGTACTACCTGTTAGAGTGAATGTGATGGTCCTTGCGGTGCCATCGCCGTAGAGTTCAAGAGTAGCTTTACCCACCTGTCCAAGCCCGGTTACATCTACCGCAGCAGTAGGAAACTCTATTAATTCAATAGCACAGTTAGTACCAAACTTTATGATGTGATACATGGCCTGCTTGAAACTGACCTCCTGTGTTCCTACTACTATTGTAGCACCATAATCTTTTTTACGAAAGTATGCGTCTTGCAGAGTAATAGCAGTGGCCACATTGTAGTTAAAATCACTGTCAATGTCGGTACGGGCCACGTTATCCTGTAGATCTTCAATTTCAGTTTTGGCTGCTGAAAAGTTGGTTTTAATGGTGTCGAAGTTATCTCTGAACACCTGTGTGTCGTTATCCTGTCCAGCTACAGGAAAGTTTTCATTTATTGCTGCGAAATTAATAAGGCTTGTCAAGGTAATTTTTCTCCACGTTGCGGAAATGCAAGGTATTTATCCTCTATTTCTCCGTCTATAATATCTATGACGTATCTATCTGCTACGAAATCGATGGTTTTAAAATCAAAACCACTAGCTCGAATTCTGGCCAAAACATTGATTGCTGTGCCGGGATTGCAGTAACACAGGGGTAGAGCTTTCACATAACCAGATTCGTATGATCCGGTATCCTGTATGCTACGCATCCAGAGAGGTAAAAATTCACGATCATTAGCACCAGTGTCGGCCATACGCCTACGCATATTTTTTAAACTATTTGGAAATATTCTTTGATGATCTCGGTCACTGACTAATGGTATATCACTGTCAATTTTTATGCTGTCGTAGCTGATCAGAACAGGACTATTAATGTTGTTAGGTAAATTTACTGTGCCGCTGATACTACGACTATCTTTTTCTAAAGGATCAACAATGTTGACATAGATAACTTCATATATAGTTTCTTGAGTTTGTTGATCTTTGGCTTTTGCCACACCTAGATCCCCGAATTGTAATCTCTTGCGATAGTGATTTCTGCTCATGCTCTGTACATATCGAACAGCTTCGACACTTTCTATACCTGCATATACCAAGATCTGTAATGCGGTCTGCACACCAAAATTTGAATCACCGTATCTATACAAATCACTAGGTTGGAAAATAGTTACGTCTGTGATAAAATTATACCAGGCTAGTCTTTTGCTCTTGGTCTGAAAGGCTTTAACATATAGATTAGCGAATGTTTTAGTGTTTTCTGCTACAACTGTTATACTAAAAGTTCTGTTAAGAGTAGCGAAATTAACACTGTCTCGAGCTCGTATAGTGAATGTAAACTTTTTGTCAAATCCTGTTACACCGCCGTCGAATGCACCGGTGAAATCTTTACTCAAGGTAGAACTGTCCTCTGCAGGTGCTAGACTATCTACACGTTCGTAGAATCTGGTCAGCCCTGGACCAGCATCGTCTGCGAACTGTTTGACCTTGCCTTGGATATCCCCCGTAGGCACAAATGTCAGTCCCGGTGGCAGTGTACCTGATACAAATTCATAACCTACCCTACCACCATACAGCAGTGTTTCTGCTTGAACATATTTTTGACTGGGTTGGTTAGGTTTGATAGTTCCGAGATCACTGTCGGTGATCCATGCTACTGCGCTGTCAATTTCGCCTACTATTTCCACGGTGAACTGTTTGTCAGCGGTTGAAACCCCCGCGATCCAGAATTCTATATCTGTAGGCAGTCGATTGCGATGTGCCACAGTACAGATATAGATCAGTCCTAGATATATCACAGCTTCATTGACTAGATAGGCGGTGCTGTTGTTCCATGTGCCTTTAAGTGTATAATTAGAATAGGCCAAGGTGCTGGTAAAATTAGCAGCCCGCATAGTAAAGTTATAAGTTCTTGATACTCTGGCCTGATAGGGCACACGTCCCGCTATTTCTCCAGTGACACTGTCTAGAGCCATGCCTGGAGGAAGTTGACTTAGTGATCCGTCTGCGTTAGTGGGTAATAGAAAATATGTTATAGTTCCAGTCAAAGTAGGAGGATCATAGACATCTAGAAAAATAGTTACGTAATTGTTGGCTCGGAATCGCCCAAGATCACTTTCAGTAATCCATATAGGAGTTCGATTGCTATTAGCATCTGATGTAAACAGATTGGTATCGACCTGTACAATGGAGTTATCTGCCTGTAAAAATTCTTCAGTTACCACATAGATCTTAAACAATCTAGTTTCTGTATGTACACCGTCAGTGACTGCTACAATAAATGTGTAGATTCTGCTGAGTCGTCTCGGCGTTTGGCTAGGTTCGTTATAGTCAAAATATTGTGAATCATAGACAAAGGTATCAAACCCGTTGGATCTAGCCTCAACGAAATCTAATGGAGCTACATCCAAGGGTGCTGTGTCGTAGCCTCCAGATGCATCTCGGAGATATTCTAAAGCAAATATAGGATCAGTGAAACCAGAAATTACTCCCGTTCGGCTTAGGGACAACCCTGGAGGTAGTAGTCCGCCGTTAGGTACTAGATAAAATTCCAACTGATCACCGGCGATTAAATCTGTGTCAGCGACTTCTAATTGAAAGTTTACCTGTGCATTGTCTAAGACAAAGTAGGCTTCCGCAGGACCTATGTTAAGAAATCCTTCTTGTGTTAACCATATTGGAGCATCCGATCCGTCCACTGCCAGACTAAAGGTGCGGTCTTCTAGGTCCACACCGTCAGAAGCTCGGATCACAAATTTACTGGTGGTGTAGACCTTGACCTCAGTAGGCGAACCTTTGATTGAGTTATCGCTGAGTCTAAGACCTCTAGGCAGGACACCTGCCAACAGTGTCATGGTGACTGTGCCTAGATCGCTGGTAGCCGATAACTGCAGATCAACGATGATGCGTTCGGTGAGTATGCCTAGGCTGCCAGCTGGGGTGATCCAGGTTATCATCTGGATTTCGCCTTAGACAATTGTGCCGCAGTCTAGATCAAATCTACCTGGCAGAGTAATGGTGCCAAAGTCTATGTTAGATACTGCAAACAGAGCCTGCATGGAGTTATTGAGTGTGCCAGTGATAGCACCAAAATCGTAGGACTCTAGTATGTCTGTGACAGGGATAATGGTTTTGAAACTAATTGTGGAGCCAAATGCAGTGACTTCGATGTCTTTTCTACTAGTGGTAGAACCCGGCGCCGCAGTACCCGCCATGGTGATTTGTTGATGTGTGCTGGCTAACATGACACCAGCATCTGTGTCTATTCTTATAAACGCATCTGGAGCGGTGTTGTTGACAATTATACTAGTGTCAGTGTCAGTGAGCAGCATTTTAGTACCGCTGACTAGTTTTTTAAATCTCAGTTCTGTGCCAGCCTTTTCTTTAAACACGCCCACGCCAGTGTCGTTGACGTTGGTAGCAGTGATAGTCAGCTGTGTAGATAAATCTGAGAAGTTGGCATTTACCTTTTGAAACGCGGTGCGTAGATCATCGCCTAGGCCATCATTTACCACATTGCCGATATTAATTGTTTGAATTGTCATAATGCGCTCTCTTTAGTATATTTACCGTTTTATGGGTATCCAAATCTTGCTCGATATGTGGTATACAGCGACTGAACGTTGGCCAGAGTTAACACACCGTTATAGACTTTGATAAATCCTATATCAGCTGTTTGTACTTCACTGCCTGATGAACGACTGAACAATCGCAACTGATCGAAACCTCCGCCACCGGCATTGGTTGCAGAAAATAACACGCCTGTCGGCGAGGAACTGGTTGCAGAATATAGTTGTCCTAGACCTGTTGAAGTGTTCCAAGTAGCCCAATCAAGATGCCAGAAGAGATCAGCACCCGATGACGGCAGGTTAACTGCAAAGTTCGGATAGAATGTTTGGTCGTGGCCGTTGTACAGGCCCATGAGCCAGTCTTTGCTGGCTTCGCTTTGTGTGTTCAATAATCTACCATCAGCAGTTGCTATGCGTTTGTAGGCCATGAACACTGTGTAACTTTGTCCGGTAACATAGTTAGGACCACCATAGATAACATCAGTGCCCACGTTGTTGCTTTTTCTAAACACCCCACCGTTGGAAGATTGCCAAGTGATACTGCCGCCAGCATTTGCTACGGTTAATGTAAATCCATTGACTGTTATGCCGTTAGTTGGTACTGCTGCAAAGTTAGCCGCATCTAAATCGTATACCAAAGTTGGCAGTGAGCTTCCGCCATAACTGGTCATTAATGCTGTTACGCCTGTCATATTATGTT